TCACTCTCTAAAGAAAAAAAAATTACAAGCAAAGGATAAATTAAATGAAACTAAGCAATAATTTTAGTCTAAACGAAATGACTAAGAGCCAAACGGCTGAACGTAAAGGTATTAGTAATAACCCTAGCGAAGACCACATGAATAATCTAAAAGAACTTTGTGTAAATGTTTTACAAAAAGTCCGAGATCATTATGGTAAAGTGGTATCAGTATCTAGTGGGTATCGTAGTCCAGAGTTATGTGTATCGATTGGATCAAGTGTAAATTCACAACACGCTAAAGGCCAGGCTGCCGATTTCGAGGTGTTTGGAATGTCTAATGCTGAACTATGTAAGTATATAGCAGAGAACCTAGATTTTGACCAACTGATCCTGGAATACCATAATATTGGAGAACCAAACAGTGGGTGGATCCATTGTTCTTACAGAAATGATGGTGAAAATCGTAAACAAATTTTACGTGCTTACCGTGATGACGCTGGTAAAACCAAATACGAGTCTTACAATCCTAACTGAAAAGAGGATAGGGAAGAGTTAAGAAACTCGCCTGAAAAGATAGAAGACCACTTACAGTTATACCGGTCGACCTAGACTTGACTTTTGAATTAAATTATGATATACTATGAGTATAAAAATATGAAAGTGAAAATATAATGACAAAACAATTTAATTTTATCGAGTTAGATAAATCAAAACTACCAGTAACTAAAGGTAAAAAAGTAGATGGTCACCGTTTCTATGATATAGAAGGTAAAGCGTATCCATCAATTACCACAGTATTAGGTGCTGATCCTAAGAAAAAAGAAGGCCTAAAAAAATGGCGAGACAGTATTGGTGAAGACGTTGCCAACTGGGAAATGATGAGAGCAGCCAATCGTGGTAAAGGAACTCACACATTAATAGAACAATATATCAAAGGCGAGACACCAAGTATTAGACGTGTATTACCATTAGGTCTATTCAGACTAATTAAACCATATGTAGATCAAGTTGATAACATACATTGTTTAGAAACAATCATGTATAGTAAAGAATTGACTATCGCAGGTCAAGTTGACTGTATCGGTGAATACAATGGTAAGTTATCAGTAATTGATTTTAAAACAGCAAACAAAGAACGACAAGAATCTTGGATAGAGAACTACTTTATGCAGACTACAGCCTATGCTCAAATGTATAAGGAGACTTTCGGAAAAGAGATTGAACAAATCGTTATTTTACTAGCATCCGAAGATGGTTCAGTACAAACATTTGTAAAGAATCCTAAAGATTACATGGAACCTTTGAAACAATGTATTGGTGCCTTTTATAAATATTACGAAGAATTAAACAAGGATAAAGTAAAAGTCTAAAGATGTATAAACTAGCACTTGTATTGGTTATATTTTTTACTAGTATATTAAATGCTAAAGATCATTATAACTTTTATTTTAACCAATATCCACTTATTTGTGGTCACCAAGATGAGGTAAACAAATATATAATTGAACATAAGTTTACAGCAGTTAATATAAGTATTGGTAGAGAAGGATCAAATGAAGATGGTTCAATAGTGTTTCTATTAACATATTACATTAACCAGATGAATCAAACTTTGGCAGTAGCCGAGTTACCTAATTCGCCTGAAAAGTGTATTTTATTTCACACTTTCAATTTAAGAATGAATGAAAGTTTAATTGGAAAAGACACTTGATTAACCGAGTTGCAACACGTGGCGATGGAGGGAGACTAAAGTCGCCACACTAAAAAGAAATGAATATTATGAATAGTAAAGAGTTTAGTTTAAATATAGAAAGTATGGTAAAATCAAAAAGAATATCCTATATGGAGGCAGTTCTTTTATATTGTGAAGAAAATGATATTGATCCATCAACAGCGAAACCATTGATATCAAAATCATTAAAAGAAAAGATTAAGTTAGAAGCAACAAACAAAAAGTTATTGAAATATCCTAAAGGTGGTATGTTGCCAGTATAATATGTATGATGGATTTGATGTATATAAAATTTATTTGGGAGTTAAGTTACACTTCACATCTAACAACTATGATTATACCAAATATGGAAAGGTTAAGTGCAAACTTGAAACGTTTACAAAAAGGAATGATCGATATTTCTTTCACAAGTTAAGCAAACAATATGGAGAAGATAATATACTTGATTTCTTTGTTGCTAACTTTGCTACAGATAGTAAAGGGTGGATTGGTAATCTTTTACAACAAGATGGTAGAGATGTTTACTTGGATTTTAAGAAACGTAAAGAGTCATTTGCCTACCATTTTAAATCAGATTGCGTATCTATCAGTGATGATATTGTTTCTCGTAATATTCGTTTTGATGATGTTTTTCTATGTAATAGCGGACAACATCCTAGGCTTTTACGATTACTACTTCAAAAGAAATTATCTACACAAACCGCAATCGTGCTTGACCACTTCTTATCGTTTGGTAAGAATTGGAATAAAGAAATTACCGAAAAAGTTGTATG